AACATACCACCCGATGGTAATGAAAGTAATGGAATAGAGTGATATCCTAAATGAAAATCAGATGTTTCTGCCTTTTCACCAGAATACTTATCCATATTAACTTTACCTAAATTAACAGGCACATCGTCGTATTTTTCTGATTTATTTTCAGCAGATTGAACTATGTTCTTATATTGTTCTTGTAAGTTTTCTTCTTCTGGATTCATATTTTATTTGTCTTTAAGTTTTTTAATGTCTAATTTTTTAAATGGCTTTATTCCATTTGATTTTATTTCTATTTCTTCTCTAATTATGTCTCTTATAAAAGCCGAAATAGAAATTGGTCTTTGTCCTGTTTCTATTGCTTCATTAAGAATAATTCTATTAATTAATGTTACTTCTTCATCAGATAATAAAACTTGTAATTTTTTAGTTAATTTATCCATGTATATATTATATTATCATTATATTATGTTTTTGTTTCAAATAACATGAGGGATACTTTTTAAATACCCCTCAATATTGTTAAATGTTATGCTAAAACTTCTTTCCAAACATCACATCTAAATGTAACATCAATAGGAACTGGCTCTGATTCATTATAGTTTAATTCAACAGTAAATGGTAATCCAGATGTAATTTGACAATCTTCTAATGTTACTGTTCTATATATGTCTCCAGCTCTATTAAATTGAACTATGACAATTGTTCCTACATAGTCCTTTTTAAGACCCATCGCTCCTGTTTGTGGATCATATCGTAGATTGTACCATTGTCTTAGTGATTTGTAAAGATATGCTTGATTGGCTTCGTTTAGGTTTAAAGAAAAGTTAATAGTAATATCAACTGCAGTTCCATCTGGAATTCCAGCAAAGGATCTAGTTGAATGTTTATATTTTTGCTCTACTGCTCCAATTTCTTTATATAGTTCTAATCCTCCGATAGAATTAACATGTTGTAACATAAGAGGTGCATCTGCAACTCCATTAGGAGGAAGGACAGTTACTTCGAATAAGTTAGCTTGAACTGGTTCGAAGTTTCTACCTTTTCTAGATGTTTGATCTTGTGAATAGTGTGGTAAACTCATTATTTAATAGTTTTTGTTTTTTTATATATCTTATTAATTGAATTGAATTTATCTAGTAATTCTTCAAACAATAGTATGCGTTTCTTGTATATTATAGGTTACCTGATTGAATTTCCCCTGTATTTAAAATTGTAGTTCTATGTACTACGATCTCTAATCCTTTAACTGGTTCTACAAATGTATCTATAATACCAATATTGTTATCAATTACTTCGTTAGTATTATTAGTTTGATCCATTATGTTGCTAAACTCATAAACTCCACCATCTTGTTTAACTGACTCCATAAATGAATCTGCTAGAGTTTTAATTTCTAAACGAGTTTGAACGTTGTTAAATTCAAAAACATAATCCTTAAGTATGTTTGCCATTCCATCTTGAATATAAATAAGTACTTCTCTAACATGTGCTGAAGAAAGTGCTGACTTAATCGTTTGTTGTGCTGTTTTATTACCTAAAATAGTTAATCCTGTTCCTCTTTGAAAAACAATAGGGTTAATACCAAATGGCTCTATGATATCTCTATCACTCTTGTCAAATGCATATTCAACTCCTTTAACATTATTTCCAGAAACAACACCTCGTCTTGGACCTGCAACAATTGACCAAGGAAGAGAACTTGTATACTTATCAATAAAATTATTTGAAACAGCGGCTGCTGCCGGAATAACAATATCCTTTCCGTTATCGCTAACAATTAATCCTGGACCATAGTAAAATGCATAATTTGCACCTTCCAATATACTGGGTAGTGTATAGATCTTTGTTGGGTTTTTATCTAAATTTCCTCCTGTTGGAATAAATCTAGTTTGAAATACTCCGTTTTCATCGCTAAATGATGGATTTGAAGATTTTTTAAAGTCTTCAACTGTTGGTGCATTTAAGATAGCAGAAGCGTTTTGTCTGTCCTTTGCTAATTGAGAAAGATTTGATTTGTTATTTAATCCATTTATATCAAATGATTTAAATGTGTCAACTACATATCTGAAATCAATAGTGTCTTTGTCTACTAGTGCATCATATAATCCAACTCCCTTTGATAAAACATTTAAATAATCACTTAAGTTTTTAACTGTAATTCCTGCCTTTGATAAAACAAAAGTAGAATAAGTGGCAGAAGCGTTTTCAAAAGTTTTTATAATTTTGTTATCATATAGTGGCTCAACATCAGTTAACACGGTATATGTTACATGTGTGTTATCTACTGCTTTAGACACTCTACTAACTCTAGCTAGTCTTCCAACTGTTGATGATTGTACTAATTCTCCATTTGAAATTTCAAATACAGATGGTGCATCGGCACTTAGATATTTTACAACAAAATTAGTGTTACCTGCGGTATGAGTATACACACCTGCATCATCTGTTCCAAACTCAAATGTTCTTATTCTATCATCTATTTTAATATTATGTGATAATGATGAGTATACATTACCAGCTTCACATACATGTCCTACAAAATCAACCGCAGTTCCGTTGTCATTCATTACCATGTCTTCGTCTACTGCACAAAATAAACCTGTTCTTCTTGCTTCCGCGTTAATAATTGATTCTATATAAAGATTTCTTCCTTCGATATTTTTAAATCCAGGTAAAATAGAACCAGTGTACTGTGCTATTAAACTAACTTGTCTTAGGTTTGTAAACTCATTTAATTTAGTTTTGTCAATACCATATACTGTAAAGTACTTTGAATATATTGGATCATTTGACATCTTAACTGCATCGAATTCTCCTCTAAAAACAAAGACATCTACCATAAAATCGGATACTCTGTCAAAATCATTTAAATATTCAGGAACTAAACCTTCTCCATACCATTCTCTTGCTGTTAAATCAAACTCATTAACATTTGCTGCTTGTCTTACTATAATTGTAATTGAATCTTGTTTAATGTTAACAAAGTTTAAAATATGATTTTGATCATTTGCGATAGTCTTTAAAGTTTCAGTGTCAGATGGAACCATAAACTTATCATTATCAAAGAATTTAGTATAGTCATCACTACCTTCTACGTTTTCCATATCAGGTATTGATCCATTTGTTGATAAACTTTGAAAGTTAGTAATATCTTCTTCTGCTGTAAATTTACCTAGGTTTAACGCTAAGATAGGACCTCTTGACAATGCATCAAGACATGATCTATGGAAAAACATTCCATTTTTTTCTAATGTTCTATCGATACCTCCAAACACGTTTTCCAATGTTTCTCTTGAATCAATTAAAACAGGAGTATTGTATGGTCCTTTTCTAGAGTGACCTACTACAAGTCTTAGAGTCTCTACGTTTATACTTGACGTTTGGGATTTATCAAACTCAAGTCTATAAACACCTGAGCTCTTAAAATTTAATAATTGTGGGCTAATTGCCATAATTTTAAGTGTTTTTTTTCTTTTATTATATATCTATGTTTATTTTGAAATCTTGCTTTAAATGAATTTAAAGCAAATCATAAATGTCGAATTGAAGTGAAGAATCTCCACCTCCATTATCTTTATATAATACTTCTTCCATTAAGTCATGTATTTCAGGATCTATTACATCTAATAATTCCTCAACATAATCGGCATAATCAGTTGTTCCGAAAAATTCAGTTGCAGTAATACATGTCATTATAGTATCGTCCTTTCCCATTTGTGCCGCATAACTACCATTCTTTACCGTTCCAAATAAACTTGCCTCCTGTACTGTTGTTATTTCATTTATTTTAATTCTATTAATTTCTATAAGCTTTTTAAAATTTTGACAAAACACTGATTTATTATCTGATTTAAGCTTTAATCCGGCCTTCGGAACCTTTGAATCATGTCTATGTTTAAATCTAAGAACCATTTCATCTTCAAAATCATTCCTTCCAGGAAACACTGTCGATAAGTATTGTAGTAGTATACTTCCATATGTATTGTACTCTATAATCATCTTAACGTTCTCAGGATTAAACACATCAATTGCTAGTGTATATAAAATTTTCGCGAAATCTTCAATAGGATGTTCATTACTTCTAAAAACAGCAATTTGGTTTATCTTAAAAAAATCATACATTGCGCCTGGGCTTATATAGTTTTCAATATCTTTGTTTGACATCGGTTCAACTTCAAAAATATTAACAACAGAATAGTCTCCTCCGTTTCCTTCGGCAATATCTACTGAAAATAAATAATATCTATCTGATTCGGCGGCGGCCTCTATGTCAAATCTAGGATCAAATCCAAGAAAACCTTCAACATCTATATGTATGTTTTCAAAATCCTCTAAGTCATGATATACAAATTTCTTTGCATTTTTTCTAATACTTTTCATTGTACCAGGACTTAGTAATAAACTCGATGAACTTGTAAATTCGTTACCATACTGTCTATTAAACGCGTCCTCAGAACCTAGGTTTCCAAGTTCTCTCTTATACCATTCATCGTCCCGGTCAGGATGTTGCCACCAATCAATTCGAGTTGCTTTATATTCATTTTTACTCTGTTCGGCATCCGCAAATATCTCATAAAACTTATTAAATCCATTGGGTGTGGATGTTATATTAATTCTAGAAATTTTAGATGCAGAAAGAGTAGGATATACGTTTTCATAAAAGGCGTCAACAATAGTAGGATGGACGTGAGCAAACTCATCAAGATATAAATTATGTATAGTGAATCCAATACCTGATTTTGCAGTAGTTGATTGTCCTACGAGACGGCATCCATTATCCGCACGGACATTCATTACATCATACTTGATGATACCTGGCTTCATGTAGAATGGAAGATTTTCAAGTACAACCTTAGCCTTATCTATAATTTCCTTTGTTGATTCTGATTTGTTTGCAAGAAGTAATGTAGTTTTGTCATAATTAAAAACTAAGTACCATGCATTAAAAATCGAAGCTGTAACTGTATTATGTGAAAGGAATCCATTTGTATAATATCGATGGTCAGTGTGATCTACTGTTGCATCATACATTTGAACCTTTGATTTAAATGTAGTAATTTCGGTTACCATTTCGGGCCCGCTTACTGTCATTAGTAGGTCTCCTATTTTTAAATCCTTAATAAAAACCTCATTTAGGTTTTCGTCAAATAATATATGGGTATCTGCACCTTGCATACTTCTATCTGAATGTGTCTTAATTTCCCATATAGTATATGGTTTTGTAAGATGAATATTCGACATTGGTTGATATCTGGAGTCGGTTAGGACTTTATATCCTTTAAGGTTAATTGTTTCCTGTATCTTGTCGGTGAAATCATCTTCTGGCAGATATTCATTTTTCGTTTCAATTTTTTCTATAAATTGAATTGAACGTATTATTATTGATTTTAAGATTGATTTCATATTGTAATATTTATCTTAGAAATTCTAGACACAACTGAATTGTTCCATTTGGATCTTTATTATAATCAGACTCCCATATTGTTAAAACTTCATATCCATGGGATTCGGCTAACTTTCTTTTATTTGCGTCATATTCCCATAACACATGGGCTTTCATCTTTTTTGTTTTGTTAGACCAGTCCATTTCATATATAGCAGGATTGGCATGCCAATAATCTCCGTTAAACTCTATTATTTTTTTGTTAACAGTTAAATCATATGAATATGATTTAACGCTATTAATTTCTCTTATCCATTTTTCTTTATCGGGAATTACAATTCCATTATCTTTTAAAATGATTTTAATATTATTAACCCATTTACTCTGAGGAGATCTTCCATCTCCATATTTTTCAAAGTTGGCATATAGAGACTTCAACCATTTTTCTTGTCTATTGTTATACACTTCAGTTCCCTTTGATTTTCCATGTTTTAAAATACATTTATTCAAAGTAAATGTAGTTTGTCTTTCAACATAAAGTCGCTCCGCTTCTTCTATATTTCCATTGCATTTTTTTAGCCACCACTCAATATCTGAACTCTTTTTTATAGAACCATAGTCAATAGAGTCAATAAATTTCTTTCTATCTTCTTCTGATTTATAATTAACAAAATCTTTTGAAAATGGACTCTTTGACTTTCTTTGTTCAACTGTAGTTTTTGATGTATGATTTGGATTATTTGATCCTATCATTCTTTGTCGCTGTGCTTCTCTATGCTTCTCTTCTTTCATGAATTGACCATTCTTTGCACTTATCTTATCACATTGTAGTTTTGCATTTGGAAACTCAATTCTATATTCTTCGGTTGTTCTGTCTGGATGATGTTGTGTAAACCAATGGCCGTAAATTCTAGTAGTAGCATATCCATTCCATTGGTCTACTACATAATCATATCCTTCATTACCATTGAACATGACAATTTGTTCTACTTTAAATTTAAACAAATCCCTACAATCAAATGAACAAAATTTAGAATTATTACTCATTGATTGATAAACATTATTACATTCCTTACATTCTTTATCTTTCATAACTATATCTATTTATATATTATATAATTATATATCTAAATGTTTCTTGTAAGTTGACAGATATCGTAAAGAATGAATATTAGTCAATCCATGTATATAAAGTCCACAGCTTCCACTTAATCCATTCAGTTACCTTTAAGGGCCTTTGTTTTTGAAGTATAGTATAAAACAGTTCTCCTATAGTTATCGTCTTAGAAATACCATGAGGATCCTTAACATCGATTCTGGTGCTATGTACAAGACACTTTCCCATTTGACGTGCGGCTAACACGATATTAAATCTATTATGCTGAAAATCTCTTAGTAATTCTTTTTGATATTTTCTAAGTGTAACCTGTTGAATTCCATTGTCAGTCATAACGACAGCATACCTCTCTGCAAAATATACAATATCTTTTGCACATTTTGCAAGTTCTTCTATTTCTTCATCAGTATACTCAAATACTATATTTCCTTTTCTTAAAAATTGTTTTCCTTCGTAAAATGGCATACTGACTTGAGGTCGATATCCCTTGTCAAGTGCAACTAATAGATCATTAATTATTTTAGTTGACCAAACTAATTTTTGAGCATCTTTTTCTGATTCTGCATTAGGAATCCATTTATTATCATAACTTGTATCTTCAATTGCCATAATTAATCCTTTATTATTCCAAATACAGTTCCGCCTTGTTGCGTAAAACTAATTGATTTTCCTTGCCTTTTCATTGATTTCTCAATGAAAATTCGATATAATCGGTCTCTTCCTAACCCTTCATCATTTGCCTTTCCTTTAGGTTCATATCTGAATCCTCGTATAATTCCAGTATTTTCACCTAATATGCGTTCTATTACATCCACTATGGTTGCCATTATACTAAACATTTCACCTCGATTAGTTTCATTATATTCTCCATCTGCTGTAAAATCAATGTCTAAGAATGAATTAATATTAATTACAGTCAATGTGTATTCTAGTTTTGATTCTGTTTTAAACTTAACATAAACCCTTTTGTCAAATTCTGACATTTCACTAAACTTACCATTGATCTTATACTTGTATTTCTTAGAAGAGGAATCTCCTATTTCAAAAATAAATTCTTCATATACTTTAAAATGCTTCATAATACTAGTCTTCTGTTATTTCGACGTCTTCGATATTTGCAGAATCAATTCCATCCCTAATTAATCGCATTATATCTTTAGTTCCTCGTTGGGTATTTCCTAATGTAGTATCTCCGCCTGAAGATTCTATTTCTCGAATATCATCTCTTTTTCTATAGATTTCAATGTCTCTTGCAATCCTCTTAGCACTCTCTTCAGTTGCCATTAAATACATTGTTTGTGATTTAATAATGTCTAGCATTGATTTCTGTAATGTGGCAAGTACTTCGAACATTCGAGGAGTAACTTCACCATCTTCAATCGATTCTAATAGGATAGTTAACGCTCTTTCACCTGCTTGTAATTGATAGACTAATGAACTCATTGTCATCTCATCCATCTTCTTTTTAGCTTGAATATACTCGTCCTTTTCTATTATGTCCTCATCTAAATAAAATTTCATTAGGGCTGAAATTGTCTTCTTTGCCTTTTTAGTAGAGTTTTCTTTAAGTTCAGTATATGTTTTTTTAGGAGGAGGTCTGCGAGCCGGTAATTGTGGGTCTCTTTCTATTACATCCTCGATGTCCATGTTACTAGCACCTATTAATTCATTAAGGTCTTTTCTGATATCTTCGGCTTGGTCTTTTATACTTCTGTTTTCTGACATATTTACTATATTATTAGATAGTATATTTATCTTAATTTATTAGTTAACGTGCATTAGCGAATTTTTGAAAACCAAGAGATGGAATTGCGTTATCTATTACGATCGCATATTGGTTATCTCTTACTAAATATTGATTTAAGACGTTAGAATGCTCTTCTTCCTCTATTGGAGTATTAAAAACTCTAATATTTGTCATAAACATTTCATTTGATCTAAGAGAAAATGATGTTACTGAATTCCATAATATACGATCACTTAATAATCTGTTCTCGTTGAATTCAAGTACTAAATTATTAGATCTAGATGCTGGCATAATTCGCTCTCCTCCTATATTAGATATAACATTACTATCTGGATTTAAACTATAGAAAGAAACTCCTAGTTGTAAAAAACTGTTGTTAACATTTATTACATATGTATACCAGTTGTTTTTATTAAATGATATTCCATGTGTAAATGATTCAGTTATACCGTTTACGCTTAGTTTAAATTCAGTGTTGCTTATGGTTAATCTAAGACCTTGGATTGCGTCATTATCACCAAATAAATAATAATCAGTAGTCGATGCTGCCTTAAATTGTGGTGAAAACCAACCAGTAAAGGCCATATTTTCATTAAGATTTACAGTAGATGGCGCAGTATATACTATTGCAATTTCATCTAATCTCATTGCAGTAAAATCGTAATAGTTCTTACTAACAATAGTCCATCTATTCTTTAAATTATAGTCGACTATTCTTATTTTTTTATTAACAAACTCTCTAATACCGTCCTGGTATGTTGTAGTTACTGTTTGAAATTGTTCTTTTTTAATATGTTTCACGTATTCTTCTTCTATTCTTTCCCCGAAGATTTCTTCGATTCCGGTTGTTAATATGTCAGTTGCTTCATTAAATTGACCTTTAATGACATCGGATCTGTCTTGATATTTTACTAACTTGACTCTCCAATATGAATTTGTTTTATTAAATTCATCGGCCAATGAAACCGAGCTTATTTCATACATCTTATTAATAATAGGAATAAACATATAATCCTTATTTCTTGGAGATTTTCCTGCACCAAATTTATTTTCAAATTCATCGGCTGTAATATGTACTTCGAAATCAGCTAGATCAATTCCAAATATATCATAAGAATTAGCTTCAGATGGAAACTCATTATCAGGGACTAATATTTTTAATGTCTTATTATCTACAACATTATGTAATGAATATTCCATTAATATAACATCAGTCGTTCTTAGGTTAGGTTCAATTCTAAAATAGTTAACGCTATGCCCAAATATGTCATTAACAATATTAGTAAGTTGTTTATATATTCCTACTGATTTAGTGAGTGCATATGGATTAAAAACAGATGTGGTACATGCTACTTCAATGTTCGCACATCCTGTCATTGAAAAGGGATCGGTACATTCTGTGCAAAAATTAGGACAAGATTCAATAGTACCATCTACTGTTTCAATAGTATATGTTATTGATAATAATGTTATTGTGTTTCCTGGTATAATTCCAGCTACCTCGTTTTTAACTTCAATCCACATTGGTTTAGATGTGTCAAATATTATATGGAAAAGATCTCCATATTGATTTCCGGAATTTAATGTTTGAAATTCAGAAAATAAATCATTAGTATGTGACCATCTGTATTCATATTCAAAAAAGTTATTGGCATCTGTTGATTTATAGTATAATGATCCAGTAGATGAGAGTTGAATAGGTTCGTTAACTGTCATTTCTATTGGTGAAACTATTGTATCTATTGTGTATGTAATATTTCCTATGATAATGACATCACCGGGTTGAAATGAATTCATAAATTGAGTACCATTACCTACTATATCAAATTGACCTGATACTAAAGTAACGCTCCCTGTCATATATCGAGTTCTTATACCTGCTAATATATCCCAATCTATAATCCTAAGTGTGTTATTATATGGTGTTTGTAGTGAAGCAATTATAGTATCTCCATACTCATTTGCAATAAATCCCTTTACCATCTTACTCTTTTATATTTTTATTTACATTATCCTGTGGAGTATAAACTTCTCCAGCAATCCATGATGCAACAAACCCAGTAAGAGAAACAAAATAAAGAGAAAGCTCACTAATATCAGCTGAGAACCATATAGCACCACTACCTGCAATTGCCCATAAGAATACAACAACATAAATCATTAATTCTCTTCTAGAACCGGGTCCTTTTGCAAAAATTGTGGTTTTTTCACTTGGTCTTTTGGCTTCAGCCCATATATATGTTGCAGCATATGCTGTTAAAGATCCAAAATATACTGCAAGATCGGCAAAGCTTGCATTTTTATAAGCACCTAATAGTCCCATAATTATCCATAAAGAAACTATGATATACACAAGTGCTTCTCTTTTTCCAAAATTGCTAAAAAATTTCATTAATACTAGTATTTTTTTCTTATACTATATATTCTAAAAAATTTGTTAGTAGTCTGTAATTAATAATATTAGTGCATCTTCTCTCTCTATCTTAGGTTCTAAAATATCTAAAATATCTAAAAGTATACCTGATTCAATATCTTCTTCATCATCTTCGCCTAAATACTCGTCGATTTTATCAGATAGTTCTTTAGCATTAATTCTAACATAAGGCTTGCCTTTTGTAAAGATTCCAATTTCAAAAAGAATTTTGTTTACATCATTAAGCTCCTTTGTATTATATAATTCAAATAATTTAAGAGTAGCTGTAAGAATTTTAAAACTAAATTGTAAAACTTTACTGCCTTCAACATCAATTATTCTGTTATAACTCTTGTCATTATTTAAATTAAATTTAATGTATTGCAGATTTTTCATTTCTGTGGTAATTTGATGCAAAAAATAGACAGAGTTAACTTCTTTATGAAAAACGTCAGAACCTACTGTTTTAATCTTATTAAGTAATTCAGTATAGTGTTTGTTTAATATAAATTTAAGTTGATTTACTGTAATTATTACAGAATTTTCAATAGGAGAAAAAACGTAATCAGTTTCATTTTGAATATGTGTCCAGATTCTGTTATCGATGTAGTTATATTTATATAGAGTAACATCGATTGCTGTTGGTAATTTACTTACGTCGAATAATTCCATTTATAGTGTTTAATTAGTAAACCTGCATTGAATCTTCTATTCTTTTTAAGTTAGAATATAGTTCTTCTTTTGCAAAGGTTTCAAGTTCTTTAAATTCTCTTTTTCCAATTTCATTTCTTTGCATAAAGAAGGTAATTGAAGCATCAGAAGGTATATATTTGCTTTTTGTCACAGATACTTTTTCTACCTTTTTTGTCTTTGTATAAATCCAACCAGGAACATTCTTAAATCTCGCTGCAACTAAAGCCCAACTATCTAATACTGCAAGTGGGTTAATTCCATTTTTATTAAACATTTGAGCGTTTGCTGGATATTGAATTGAAAAGAATCTGTTTATCATGAAGTGATGTCTCTTCTTATTATGATTACTTATCTTTTTATATTCATTTGGTTTTGTGAACATGATTTTTATAAAATCAAATAACTTTGTTTCGTCTAACATTTCTTACTGCTTTTTCAAATATTTCAAGTCTGCTACTATTTATATCATCAATCATTAGTTTGTTTACTTCTAAGATAACTTCTTTAAATATGAATTCTGCATGAACCTCATGTAATAATTCATCTAAAATTTCCTCATTTGACATATTAGAATAGAGTGTTGATTTTGTTATTTTGTTCAGATTTATTAATATTTTCTTGTATGTTTAATTTTGCAAAAGGATCGAATGATTTTGGAGCTCCATTTCCTACAGATTTCTTAGAGTTCCATGTTGTTCCATCTAATATTTTTTCCATTTGAGTTAATTCAAGCATCTGTGTTTCAACATTAAAATCTTTATCAATTTCAATATACATTGCCTTTTGTATTCCCATAGGGATTGTATTGTAATGTAGTAACATTAAATCTAAATTTTGATTAAAATTAACTTTGATTTCATTGATATTTGATCTTTCTACTACCTCTAATATTAGATTAATCATGACATTTACTTGATTTGCTGAAAAGAAATGATCTATTAAAAAATCACCTTCAACTTCTCTATACTTTGATAATATTTTTGTTGCATGCTTTTCAGTTATAGAGTAATTTCTAATAGAACCTTCCTTTGTTTGCTTAGTCCATGTGACTACTGACTTAATATTATCACTCTTATCTCCTTGTAATATTTTAGAGAAAATAAAGGCATCACAATTAATTTCTTGAATTTGTACTGTGTTTTTAACAATCCATTTTTGAAATTCTTCTTTAATACTATTATTCATTACAGCAGCAGAAGACATATTGAATAACATATCATCATTACTTAAATCAGTAGCGGCATTAGATTCTAATAAGCTTTCAAATCCTTCGAATGCTAATAACTTTCTTTGTGAATTATAATACCATAATGTATATGCATCTGTTGCTTTATTATAATTAACTAATTGAATTAGATCTCTATCACCTGTCCATACGATACAATTCTTACCTTCGTTATTTAATGCATTAGCCCATCCGAATAAAATATCATCTGCCTCTGCACCTGGAACCTTATGTACAATTACACCTTTAGTTGCAAGAATACCTTGCCATTGTTCATATACGTCAAATACAT